TTATTTCACTTCCACCACGTTCAGACGCAGCTCATCGAGACGGGCGTCTTCTTCTTCCGGCTGCCAGCCGGCGGGCTGCAGGGGAATATCTTCCCGGTCAAACGCCAGATCGCCACCATCCACCACCTCTGAGCCGTGGGTGATGCCTTTAAAATCAAACAGATTGACGTCGCTCAGGTGCGAAGGCACCACGTTCTGCATCGCGCTGAACATGGTTTCAATGCGCCCAGGATAACGCTTGTCCCAGTCGCGGAGCATATCGGCGATCACCTGGCGCTGCAGGTTTGGCTGCGAACCGCACAGGTTGCACGGAATAATCGGGAAGCCTTTGGCCTGGGAGAAGCGCTCGATGTCCTTTTCGCGGCAGTAGGCCAGCGGGCGGATGACGATGTGTTTGCCGTCGTCGCTCATCAGCTTCGGCGGCATCCCTTTCATTTTGCCGCCGTAGAACATATTCAAAAACAGCGTCTGCAGGATATCGTCGCGATGATGGCCGAGGGCGATCTTGGTCGCCCCGAGCTCGGTGGCGGTACGATAGAGGATGCCGCGACGCAGGCGAGAGCACAGCGAGCAGGTGGTTTTTCCTTCCGGGATCTTCTCTTTGACGATGCCGTAGGTGTTCTCTTCGACAATCTTGTATTCAACCCCCAGCTGCTCCAGATACGCCGGCAGAATATGCTCCGGGAACCCTGGCTGCTTCTGATCGAGGTTCACCGCCACCAGCGAGAAGGAGATGGGCGCGCTTTTCTGCAGATTGCGCAGGATCTCCAGCATGGTATAGCTGTCCTTGCCGCCTGAAAGACAAACCATAATGCGGTCGCCCTCTTCAATCATATTGAAGTCGGCAATCGCCTCACCGACGTTGCGGCGCAGACGTTTCTGCAGCTTATCGATGTTGTACTTTTCTTTTCCGTAGGCGCCATAGAGCTCAACATGTTTTGCCAGCGCGGCATCACAAGCCTGGCGGCCCAGCGGTGATTGTTTGCTTCGGTTAATCAGTCGCATATTCACCTCACACAAAAACATCAACTGGATCGCCAGCTGCGCGCGCGTTGTCGTTCGCTTCCCGGCGGAGGCCGAGAACATAGCCAACGGGATCCCAACTGGACAGAATTGCATTGAGCTCTTTATGGCTGTGCAAGTTGTCAGGCGTTTTTTAAGCTCGCTGGCGCAGGCGCGCACGTTCGCCCGGGTGGGGCCGGCCATCTTCATGCATAAGCACAAAGTCAGAAGCAGATCCGAATATTCGTCGGCGGCTGCACGCAATGCTGCCGGGTCGATGCTGGCTTCCAGCTCAGGTAATCCGATGTTTAAGACTCATTTGCGTTCAGTAATTTTCGTCATATCGTTACCGGGAGGGCGAACCCTCCCGCCTCCCTTAGCCCACGTATTCCGGTTTCATGTCGTCCAGGGTGATGCGGAACTGGTCATACAGTTCATCACCGAGGTGGCGGCGCGATGAGGTCAGGGCGCTTTCTGCCTTCGCGAATAACGCTTCGGCTTCCGGATCCCCCGGGTTAGGAAGTGAATTTATGGCGGCCTCAACTTTGTTCTTCGCATCAACAAGGTAGTAGCGTTTCACCGCCTTACTCTTCAGTTCGGTATACAAAGCAGTACCCAGCAGAGCTTTCTGTGATTCGATGTCTACACGAATGGCTTTGGCCTGGCCCACTGAGTCAGCTGTATCAATCCGGTCTCGGAGTTCGTCAGCAACAGAGTCAACGTTAGTTCCCCCTTATGCCTGTACGCGCAGCGCTTCGAGACGGCGCATATCAAAATCGTTAAGTTCTTCGGTGTAGTCTTCGGTAATCGGCGCCGGCCATTCGCCAGTGTCGAAACCGTTCGCGATGGCACGCATTGCTTTGCGATATTCCAGCATGCCGAGTTCCAGCAGTTCTTCGGATGCCTCGATGATGGCGATCCAGTGGTAGTTCTCGTCTTTGTTGACGAATATCCAGAAGAACTGGTCAAGGGCTGCGGTTTCGCAGTACATAGCCGCGCTCAGGTGGTAATCGCGCTCGATGATTTCCCGGTGCAGCTTCGCGCGCAGGCCTTCCTGCTTAATGTTCCACATACTGATGGTTTTCAGGTCCGCACCAATGCGCAGGCCGCCCATGTCTATCTCAAGGTCAGGGCGCACGCGAACTTCCAGCCCGGTTTCCTCATCAATGCCGAAATAGCTCACCTCGACGGCACGGCTCGGGTGCGTCAACAACTTGCCAGCGGTCGGGTGATTCAACAGTGCTTTCTGAATGGCAAGTGCCGTAGCCAGCTGCTGGCGGGTAACCAGCACTTTTCCTTCCGGGTTCTCGCGCCATGCATCCAGCAGCTCGTCGGCAAACACGGCATCCGGTTTTACCGATTTCACGGCCTGAATCAGATCGGCCTTTGTGCCAGAGACTTTCAGGGGCTGCGCCTTCTGTGCTTCCTGAGCAACCATGTCAGGATTAATAAGAGCCAGCTGTTCCAGTAAGGCATCGCGGCCACCGCTGGTTTTCACCTGGGCGGGCAGGGTGGCGTTGTATTCTTTGATGCAGGCCTTCATTGCCGGAAGCCCGTTGTTGTATTCGTCGATAAATGCGCGGATCGTCGCCGTAGTGGTGAAGGCGCCTTCCGGGATTTCCGGCTCGATACTGAATTCTTTTTCCAGCTGATCAGGCTGCAGCGCCAGTGCATGCACCAGATTTCCCATATCCAGAACAGGGGAGCGTACCTTCTGGATGGTCTTGGATACGTGGCGCGCCTCGAAATACATCAGCGATACCCGCGCATCTTTAACCATCGTGGAGCTGATGCCGTTAGCGGCGTGGTAGACCTCATTTGGCACGCCTTCATATCGACCTGGCTCGAAATACTCCGGCCATGCTGACGCTGCTTGTTCAACATCTTCCTCATCATCACTGTGAGCATTCTCAGAAACCTGGCTTTTCAGCACTTCGGCGGTAAGATCCGGGCAGCGTTCAGCCAGTATTTCGCTCATGTTCACGGCAGTTGTTTGCGCAGGAGGTTCATCAGCGCCTTCGCCTGTTGATACCGCATTATCATTTTCGTCTTCGACCGGCTGAGCCGTTTCCATCTGCACATCGCTGGTGGTTTCCCCGGAATTAGCTGGATGTAATTTTTCTTCTGCAGCGCGCTGGCGCGCCTGGTCCACGATAGAAAGTGCTGGTGCTGGTGCTGGTGCTGGTGATGTCTGGCTATCCATCAGACCATCAATCGAAAAAACACCATTGCCCATGTTTGAAACTTCAGGCTGTTTGGGCTTGGTCAGGTCTTCGGTTATCCACTTCGGATCCGTGGGGTCACTGATACCTTCGACATATTCACCACGTTCGGCGGCCAGAACCTGATTAGCGTCAGGACATTTCTTTTGAGCTTCTTTCACCAGTTCGGTGCCAATTACCTGAAAGTCTGTTGGGAGAGTTTCCAGGTCAGGCACACCTTCATCTCCATCGACAGCCTTTTTCACAGCGTCCAGAGTGACGGCGGCAGATGAAACATGACCGGCTTTTTCAAGCGTCTCAGCAGAAGGGACGTCATGCTTATGCTCGATCAGGTTCGCATTGATATAGGTCTGCAGACTTACCGGGAAATGATGAATATCGCTGGTGGCGCCACGAATAAGGGCAAAAATGGCTGCGCGTGAATAATCCAGGATGCCTGCGACCTTGCGCAGCGCTGCAGACCATTCCTTGAACGGACTTTCTTTCTTCTGAACGATCTCTTTGGCCCGGCGGTGAATTGATGCCGGGAAATTGTAGATATCGAAATCCATTGGCATTGTGGCCAGGGCTATTTCTACATCGAGCGTATCAAGGGTATGGGTGTAGTCAGGATTGCGATCAGTTTCATTACCGCCGCCAGCATTAGTTCCTGCATCAGTTTTCAAAACCGAAGAAATGCAGTTACCGGCAGCCCATTCCTTGGTGAGAATGCCGCGGTCGATCGCGTTCGTGGCGAACCACAGCTTTGCAAACTGGATACGTTTGCCGAGCTCATGCCGTTTCCCTTCCGGGAAGACTTTTTTATTGGCGCTGGTGAATTTCCAGAGCGCCGGCATATCGTATTTTTTGATTTCAGGGACATTCTCGGCGGCCAGAATCAGATCCTGGACGGCTGCGTTATCAGTGTCCATTTCAAGAGCTGACAGCTCCTGCCGGTGAGGCATGCTGATATGATAAACGTGACGTTCTTCGGCCATGTACTGCGCCAGCAGCTGCGCACGAAAGGGGAGTTCGGCCACGTTAAAAAGCGCGCTCGAATCGTCCTGGTATTCATCGCTACCGAAAGTTTCCACGGTCTCACCTTGTGCCGCATCGCCAGTAGTATTGGCATCAGCCAGCATCCCACTAACGGGCTCAGCGGATACTCCGTCATCATCGCCGTGATGAACATCAGCAGACGCCTGTCCTGGCTTAAGAGTCCAGGTACGGCCATCGTCGCCGAGCTGGTAGCGTTCGCACCATGAGTAATCGAGAACACCCTCCGCCGGCAGGTCGTTGAATACCGGGAAATCGGTGCGAATTGGTTTTTGATAGTCTTTGCCGCGGCCTGTTTCGATCCCTGCGTCTTCCAGATCGACGTCCAGCTGCAGAAGGGCGCGAGCTTCTGATTTATTAGTGCGCCAGATTACGGCATCAGCTTTACCCGATTTTTGAGTCGCTTTTATCAGATAAAAATATTCCATGTGATAGCCTCTATTTTGGATGTAGAATCCCCCGGGCCATTGGTAGCGCCCATTCAGGGTGGTCATTGGTTTTGGTAATTTCCGGTGTAACTTTGGTCGGTGGCACCGGACGTACAGCCCGCTTCGGCGGGTTTACGTTAGCCCTCGTGAGCCATCTGGTCGTGAGAGGCGCAACGTTCTGAGCAATACTCTTTTTCTTTCCGTGCGAGCTGGTTCCCCTGGAGATACAACAGGGTGCTTACCACTGGTTTTCCCTCGATTGCTTTACGGCAGTAACCGCATTTCTTCTGCATTCCTCCCCCCTACATTTGCACCGTAAACCCGGCCGGATGCTCATCCAGTACACCTTTCAGCGGATAACATTCAGCTTTCACGTGTTGGTCTTCTGCAGCTGCCTTGCAGTCATTCTCAGTGTCGTAAACGCCGAGCAGGACATCCTGATTACCGCCCGTCAGCATGCTGACGGTGAGAACCAGGGCAAACATCGTGCTCATGAAGGGTCTCCTTTTTGCGCGAGCATGTAGCACACCCGGCGGATGAAAGCTGACAGCGGATTTAAACGAACAGCCTGCTGACGAGCGGGTTTGCGTGCGAAATCAATCATAGAAATAACTCCCTCAGTGCGCTGATAAGCGCGATCCAGATGAAGAGTCCAATTACTGCCGAAATGACCATGGCTCTGATGCCTTGTACCCAAACCCAACTGATGGCCTGCCGAAACAGGAAGGCTGAACATGCAAACACTTCCCTTTCAACAAAATACCGGATTCAACACCGGCGCTCTGATAAAGCGAAATCAGCTGAGAGAGTCAGATCACGACGCTATTCGCTCTGCTGTTCGCGCCTGGGCTGCAGCTGAGGGCCAGGATGTTGTGTCGGCACATATCATCGATGAGTGGCGCCAGCAGGGCGGCGAGGAGATCGCGTTCCCTGATGATATCAGCCGTGCCCGACAGAAGCTTTTTCGCTACCTGGACAACCCGGCCGAGTCTGAGCGCTATCGCGAGTACGTTCGCCTTCTTACCCCGGCAATCATGGCCGTTCTTCCGCTGGAGTTCCGACATCGTCGTTAAGCGCGGATCAGCAAACCAGATGGCTAAATACATGGTCAGCGAAAACGAAATTCGCCGACCTGATACGCCGCTTGGCCGGGCTAAAAAAATGGCTAGAGCATTGTCAGCAGTTGAGCGCAGAGAGTACGTCCGCGCAGTGATTCGGATCACCAGGCATCAGGGGCGCCTCACGACCACCGAGGCAATGAAAAAAATGGGGCTGAGCCGCGCTACTGTCCAGCGGTATTTTTCCGAAGCAGAAGCGACCGGCGAGGTTGTCCGGCATGGTCGTTTGGGGCTGTTCCGCGATCAGCGGGCCGTCAACGACTTTGACATGAAGCGTTTTGGCCTGGTGCCGAAAGTTGCTGTTGGGATGAATTACAGCCTGCTTGGCAGCCCTGTTTTTCAGCGAGTTGTGATCACCAAAGACGGTCCGAAGGTAAAAAAACTGCACCAGACAGAGCGGATGTGGGTCGTCGGCAAAAACGAGTTTTACCACAAAGAAACCGGGCGCCGTCACTTTGCAGAAAATACGCGCCGCCGGTTGTTGTTGGAAACGATTGAGTGGTAAGGGCCAATCTGCCGGAGATTTGCCTGAAAAAGTATTGCAGCATGATAAAACCCGCTTTGGCGGGATTTTCTGATCCCCGCGACGCCGGAGACCAGTGATTTTCTGCAATCAAAATGCAAGCTCGGATCCGTTCTGGAAGCCGATTATAAGCTTGTCCGCAATCCGGCGTTTCACCGCCGTTACTTTGCTTTACTCAATCTCGGCTTTGAATATTGGGAACCTACCGGCGGGGCGATTTCGTCTAACGAGCGCAGGCTTATCACAGGTTACGCCAAATACCTTGCTGCATATGGCGGGAGTGAATCGGCGTTGCTTGATGCCGCCGGGCAATATCTCGACCGGATAGCTGAGAAGCGATCCGGCTATATCAGTATTTGCAAATCCTTCGATGCTTACCGGGCGTGGGTCATCGTTGAAGCCGGCCACTATGACGTCATACAGCTGCCGGACGGCACGCTGAAAAAACACCCTCGCAGCATTTCTTTCGCAAGCATGGACGAATGCGAGTTCCAGGAACTGTACAAAGCATCGCTGGATGTTCTCTGGCGTTGGATCCTCTCTCGTTCATTCAACAGCCTGCAGGAAGCTGAGAACGCCGCCAACCAGCTTTTAAGCTTCGCGGGGTGATGCCGATGAAACACTCATGGTTTCACCATCTCGAATGCACAACGCAGCAGGCCGACGAATTGGTAGCGAGATATCGTCAGCGGGGCGTAAAGGTCGAACGAAGCTTAAACCCTGACTTTATGACATGGACCGTCAGCGCGCAGCTGGTGGAGGACAAAAATCCGCCTCGGCCAGACTCTCGCTGGCGCAACAGAATGTGGGGGTGAGTATGGCGAACCTTCGCAAAGCGGCCCGAGGTCGCGAATGTACAGTGCGGATCCCTGGTTACTGCAACGGCAACCCAGAAACCAGCGTGTTGGCGCATTACCGCCTGGCGGGTACGTGCGGCACAGGATGCAAGCCTGACGATACTATCGACGGCAGAACTAAAACCACCGATTTCACCTACGACGAATTGCGCCTGATGCACGCGGAGGGGGTAATGCGCACCCTGGAAATCTGGCGGAAAGAGGGACTCATTAAATCATGAGTGGTGAATCCCCCTATGCGGAGGGGCGTCCAGTCAGTTACAGAACCTGTAAATGCAGCGCGGGCCATGCCGACTGGGGCATGCTCACCGGGAGGCACCCGGCACCACGCAATGCTACTAAGCTATTTGGGAAAAAGCGAGCGCTCTCCTGGTAAATCGGTAGCTCGGACTATTAGGTACGTCTCGATCCGGTACAGAATCAGTATTGCCTACATTTCTGCCCGTTCCTCTGAGCGGGCTTTTTTTCGTCTGATTAAGATGGCAAAACCGGACTGGGGCGAGCTTCAGCGACGGTTCCTGTCCGATCATGCCGCAACCGGCGTATCACCGAAGGATTGGTGTGAAGCGCAGGGACTGAATTACGCTACTGCCCGCCGATACATCAAGAAACCCACTGCGCAAACTGCGCAAAAACCTGCGCAGAAGAAACTGCGCACTGCGCAAAAGGAAAAGTGCGCAGAAGAGCTGGTGGATGATGATGGCCTCACCGATCAGCAACGTTTATTTGTCGCAGAATACCTGAAGGACCACAACGCCACGCAGGCCGCTATCCGTGCCGGGTACAGCAAGAAGACTGCTGAACAAATTGGCTATCAGCTGCTTCAGAAAACTTCAGTTGCGCAGGCCATTGCGCAGCAGCAGAAAGCCTCCATTGTGCGCACGCTTGGCAGCGCTGATGAAGTGCTTGAGCAGATGTGGCGGCTGGCAACATTCGACGCCAACCAACTTTCTCAGTATCGCCGCGGGAGCTGCCGTTACTGCTGGGGCTTCGGTCACCAGTATCAATGGCGCGATGCGGTTGAGTTCGAAGAGAAGCGGCTACGGTTACGACCATACCAGCTCGCCTAACCCGAAATGTCCTCGCTGTAATGGTGATGGCATCGGCCAGCCTTTCTTCGCCGATACGCGCAAGCTGGCGCCTGATGCTGCACTTGCCTATTCCGGCGTTAAGCTCGGAAAGAACGGTGTGGAGATAACCGCTATCAGCCGCGAACGAATGTTCGAGGCGGTGATGAAGCGTCTCGGACTGGCTGATAGTGAATTCGCCCAGCGTCTACAGCAGATTGAAATCGAGCGCCGGCAACTGGAGATCGAAATGGCAACGGCGAATGACAAACTGCAGGATGAATCCATAGCCCACGCTATATGGGTTAGTCGCTACAGCACCGGCGTTGCCAACAGGATGATAAAAGTCCTGAATGACAGCGACGCCGAACTTACCGCAAGGTTGCTGGTGGCTATTGATACGCTGGACGCTGAGAGCTTTACCGTTGGGCCAGCAACCTCGAAGCTGATCGTATGGCGCGCATATCCAATACGGTGCGGCAGGGTTTTCTCCTGGGCGATACGCATGAGCAGATCGCAAAAAAGGTTCGTGGACATGCTAACCGCGGCTACCAGGATGGTGCGCTGCAGATGAGCCGGGCCAATGCAAAACAGCAGTAGGGCATCTTGCATCAACAGCAAGACAAAGCTTTGCGTCGGCGAACGACGACATTCTGAAGGGTAAGCAGTGGTTATCCACTTTGGATAACCGGACATCAAAGGATTGTCGGATCCGCGACCGCCTCAAGTACACGCTGGATAACAAACCGATAGGGCACAAGGTGCCTTATTTGCAGGGACCGGGGAAAATCCACTTTTGCTGTCGTAGCACCGAAACATACATACTGAAATCGTCGATACGACTTACCAGGACTGGTTCTCCCGGCAGTCGTTCACGCGACAAGCTGAGATTGTCGGAGAAACGCGCGCCAGGCTGATTCGTGATGGCGGCATGTCTCCCGATGAGTTCTACAACGACAGGGCGCGGCGGTAAGGGGGTAACATGCAAAATCCATATGTGCATTATGCCGGCGACGGGCTCGGCCCCCGCGATGTGTTTGTGAATGGAAACCCGATCAGACATGTCGTTTACGCAAACCAGGCAAAGGGTGTTGTAGAGTTTGCTCCGCTCCCGCTGCGGGTTAAGCGCAATGGCGAAATTTATACCCGCAAACTTGGGCATTCGTGACGAGCTGCAAACCGAAGTCGCCGCGGCATTCGATACCGACCTGCAGGATGCCGTTAAGGATTTCACTGGGTCATATACCGTTCGGGGGGCCTGGGACCCGGTGACGGAAACCGGCACTGAAACGCAGGTGACTTACTCGGGGCGTGGAGTGCTGGCGCGCTATAAGCTGCGCCGTATCGATGGCGTTAACATTCTGCATGGTGATGTGAAGCTAACCGCACTGGTTAACGAGGTGACTGATAAGCCGGCCGTCGGGCATATCATCACCGCACCGGATCCGGTTACGGGTGAGCTTCAGCGCTACGAGGTCATCACCGCTTCTGCCGACTCTGCTGGCGCTGCGTACTCCATTCAACTGCGGAGGGCGTGATATGGCTAAGGGCTGGAACATTGATCCGGCGGCATTCGCCGGGCTGGTGGCAGAAGATGTCAAACTACGCCAGCGGGCAATCGCCATTCAGTTGCTGAATGAAATCGTTCAGCGGTCGCCGGTAGGAAACCCGGAGCTGTGGGCCATTAACGCGACCGCGGTTCAGTACAACAAAGCTGTTGGGGAATGGAACGAATCTCTTTATGCCGATCCTGCCAACCTGACAAAGACAGGCCGTCTCAGAAAGAAAGTCCGTGTTAATGACAGCATGGATATCAGGCGGCCGACTGAGTATCGCGCAGGAACCTTCAGGGCATCGCATTTTGTCAGCATCGGCGAACCTAATCATTCCGTCCCGACCGAACCGGATCCGCGCGGGACAATGACGTTTCTAAATGGCAAAAATATCATTGACCAGGCGCCAGCCTACTCGGTGATTTACATCCAGTCGAACCTGCCTTACTCCGTGCCTCTGGAGAATGGCCACTCAACACAGGCGCCGACAGGCGTCTATGCCGTCTCGTTTAATGGTGTAATTCAGGCCTACAAATGACCCTTACAGAAATCAGAAACGCTGTCATTTCCCGAATGGCGGCACAGACCGCTATTGCCTCTGATGCGGTGGATTATCCCAATGGCCCGGTATTTGACCCCAGTAACCGCGATATCTGGGCCCGATTAACCAACATTGCTGGGCAGGCTGGCGCAACAGAGATCGGGGACGGGCCGGTAGTCCACAGGACGGGCTTACTCATCATTCAGCTGTTTGTTCCGGTCGGTTCCGGGACGTTGCTTATCTCCCGAACGGCCGATCAGCTAACGGAGCTATTCGAGTTTAAGGACGACGGAAAGCTGAGTTATTTCGCTGTTTCTGCTGTGCCGGCGGGTGAGACCGATGGCTGGTTACAGCTCAATCTTCAAATTCCTTATCGCGCTCTGTAGCGCACAAAAAACAGGAGGCTCCTGTGAGCTCAGGTGCAAAAGTAGTAGCCGCGTTTATTCGCGAGATAACGCCAGGAATCACGCCAACAGCAGGGGCGTGGAACCTGCTGCGTCGTTCTTCATTTGGTCTGAAACCAACGCAGAACACCAATGACAATGACGAAATCGCTGGTGACCGCATGGCGCAGGGTGTTTCACGCGGCACAGTGGATGTCGGCGGCGATGTCGGCACGCGGTTTCGCTGGAACCAGCATGATGATTTTCTTGCCAGCTGCTTCGGTTCCGAATGGGTAAATAACGTGCTGACGATGGGTAATGGTCGCATTACGTTCTCCGTGGCGACTTTTGCCAGTGATGTGGGGATCGCCCAGATTGCCCGCGGTTGCCAGGTTGGCACCTTCCAGATGGAAATCCCGGCCGATGGTGATATCACTGCAACCATTACTTTTGCAGGGCTGGACTGGGAGACGAAGGGGGACGATACCAGCTATTTCACCGCGCCGGTGGATTTAGCGGGGGCGCTGCGTTACTCCTTCAAAGAGGTCACCAACATCCGGCTAAATGGTGTTGATGGCGGGACAGGCTTCTGCGTCGACACCTTTAACATTCAGTTCGACAACAATATGCAGACCCAGCGCTGCATCGGTACCGGTTCGGCGTTCGCCGGCGCAAACATTCCGACAACCTTTACCCCGTCAGGTCAAATCACGCTGTCATGGTCAAAAGCTGCCTGGGAGGTTTACAAAAAAACGTTCACCGGCGAAACGGTGCCGTTTAGCTTCTCCCTGGAGAATGCTGAAGGCTCCTATACCTTCGATTTCCCGGAAGTGCAGATCTCCGGCGACTGGCCGGATGCGGGGAGCACTGACATTGTTCAGGTTCAGCTGGATATCACCGCGGCCAATACTCCGCCGACGATTACGCGCGTGCCTTACTGGCTTATTCTGGCTGAGGCGGCGAATATTGCTCAGGGTAAGGAGCAGCAAACTCAGGAAACCGTAAAAAAGCCATAGAGGCCCAAAAGTGGCTAAAGGAATTCGCCGGCGACCAGGGCGAGAAAGCAAAGTGGCGCAGGGAGAAACTAAATCTCCCGCCCATTCCAGAGCCTGAAATCGATGCAGTCACTGGGGAGATCCTCAACGCTTACGCCATGATATCGCGCGGCAGGAAGTATGCCGGCATGGCCGGAGTGCCGCTCCCTCTATCCCTGAACGATATTGAGCTTTACCTGGCATCGCGCACCATCCTGATCGACCGCATTGAGTTTGACGCGGCGATACTGGCTCTCGATGATGCCTGGAGGGCTGAGTGGGCCGAAGATCAGAAAAGACAGGCAAAAGTGAAGTAGTCATATCATTGTAACCTCGCTACGGCGGGGTTTTTTATTGCCCGGAGATAGCTAAATGACAGAACAAACCTCCCGCCTGGCCATTGTGATTGATAGCTCCGGGGCAGAAAAGCAGGCTGACAAAAGCATATACCGAGGACGCGGCAACCCGGCTGCTTGATCAAATAAACCAGCAGACAGCTGCCTTGCAGTCCCAGCTGGATGCCAGTGACAAGCTTAACAGCGCTACCCAGGCGCGGGTAAAGTTCGAACAGCAAATTGCTGACCTCAAGTCTAAAACGCAGCTCACAGCCGACCAGAAGTCGATTCTTTCCCGTTCAGATGAAATCCTCCAGGCGTATAAGCAGCAGGAGGCACTGCAAAATTCCGTAAAAACCCTGGACGATTACCGGAAGATGCAGGAACAGGTAAAGACGAAGGATGAGCGGACCAACGATCTGCTTAAAACCCGTCTTGAACTGCTGGAGAAAGCCAAAGCAACCGGGCAACTAAAACCCGGTGAATATGAAAAAACACGGGCAGATATTTATCAAAACACCGATATGCAACTGCCCTCGACGGTTCGTAATGTTGTAGGAAACCTGACACCCACAGGAGGGCAACTCTCTGGAACTTTTGAGGGGATGCAGGGGCAAATCAACGAATATGACCAGGCTCAGCAAGAGCTCCAGCGCTGGCTGGCAGCTCAGGAGGAAGCTTATGCGAAGGCCGGCGAAATAACTGCCGAGGGTGAGGCCAGAATGACCTCGATTCGTCAGCGTGCAGCGGATGCAAATCAGGTCATCGAGGCTCAGAAAAACACCATCATATCTGCGGCCACGCAGTCCTTGTTTGACAGTACCGCCGACATCATGCGAACGGGGTTTGGTGAGCAATCGGCAATCTACAAGGTTGCTTTTGCTGCGAGCAAGGCATTCGCTATCGCGGACTCAATGGTGAAAATCCAGCAGGCTATAGCAAGCGGTGCAGTTAGCGCGCCTTATCCGGCCAACATCATCGCTATGGCCTCAATCGCTGCGCAGACCGCCAGTATCGTCTCAAATATCCAGGCTGTTTCAGGAGTTGGCTTCGCCTCCGGCGGTTACACCGGCCCCGGTAGCAAGTATCAGCCCGCAGGTATTGTTCACAAAGGAGAGTACGTCTTTGACCAGGCGTCAACGAACCGGATCGGCGTGTCTCAGCTTGAGGCACTTCGAAATGGCCAACCGCTAGATGCAACTCTGGGGCGTACAGGGTTTGGTACTGGTGTTCAGAACGTTAACAGCGACAACATGACTGATATCTACTACCCGCATGACAGTCTTCCGATGCCATTACAGGAAGGTTACGGATTCCAGCCTGTAAGCCCGTTAAAACGAACCCAGTTAACCACCGGCCGCGCGCGGCAAAGGCGAGCTTATACGTCCACGCCGACGCAGGCCAGCATCACCTGGTTTATGGAAACCGATGCGCAGGGACTGGCGTTTGAGTCCTGGTTCCGTGATGCGTTATCTGACGGGGCTGCATGGTTCATGATGAAGCTGCAGACGCCGGCAGGCATTAAGTTTTACAAATGCCGCTTTACAGATATTTATCAGGGACCGGTGCTGGTGGCCCCGATTTACTGGAAGTACACAGCGACGCTTGAATTATGGGAACGCCCCCTTGCTCCTGCCCCATGGGGTAATTACCCGGAATGGATCGTCGGCAGCTCACTGCTGGATATTGCGCTGAATAAGGAGTGGCCCAAGCCTGATAAATACCGTTCAGTCACCTGGCTGAAGGGCGGGCGCGTATACCCGCAACTCGACTGTTTCGGCATTGTGAACGAGATACGCCGCGATCTGAATTTACCCGTCTGGCCCGATTTTGCAGGGGTCACCAAAGACGACGGCGGCCTCGACCGGGAAGCGCGCAGGATGATGCTTACCCTTGAGCGCTGCGAACCCTGCGAAGGGGCCGGGGTGGCCTGTTATTCCGGTACGACGACGCCACATACCCCGGCGACGCTGCTTAATACCAAAAAAATCCCTTTCAACTTTTCTTTCGCTCAAACCCTCGTTTGAGCGAACGCCTTTTTTGGAGCAAAAAACATGGCCGAACTTAACCCGCCTTTGGGAACGACGACGCCTGAAATCTTCCTGGATAACGTCAAGCGCGCTGATGAGCTGGTTAACGGTCCGGCCGGAACGGTTAACGACCGCGCAGGTGAACCGCTCGATACCTGGCGCCAGATGATGGCGAAAAACGATGAGGTCAGGCAGAACCTTATCCCGCTCAATAAGCAATACCAGACGCTGGCAGCGGCGCAGGCGGATATCGCGAATATTGGCGGAAATGGAAAGAGAGCTGATCGTCGAACGTACCCGAGCCGGTTTAGCCGCTGCGAGGGAGCAGGGGAGAGTCGGCGGCCGCCGCCGGGTAATGACCACTGAGGTTGTGGAGCGATGCCGCAGGATGTTGGGTACGGGCGCAACCCGGCAGCAGGTAGCCGATGTGATAGGTGTAGACGTGAAAACAATCTACAAGTACCTCCCGGCGACTTGAAGACAAAGATTTCACTACTTTTCCTGATATGTTACGTTTGGCTTAATCAATTCATTCAGCTTTGAAAACAGTTTGGTTTGTTCGTGAACGGTAAGAAAACAATAAGTTTTGAACAATTTTTAACTATTAACAGCAATCTTGTTTCCATCTCAGATACATGGGCAGACTTGTGGGCGTTAATTTTTCACACAGGTTTAAGCGCTGGAAGGCTGCTGAGTATTCGATATGATGATATTGATGATGGCTTGATACTGATACGAAAACAGGGTCACCTGAAAGAGCTACGTGTTGAATCAACCCCTCCAGTGGAGGGGATCATTGCTCGTAGAAGAGAACGCTATCCAGAAGATGTTTTTTTATTTCAGAGCCATTCTAACCGTGTGAAGTACCAACGCCGGCCGGTCACTATAATTGCTTTCAACGCCGCTTTACGTCGCGCCGCTAGATCATTACCAGACGTTAACGTAAGCAGTAGTAGCGCGAGAAACATACCGGACTAAGCGTCTGTCCAGTAGCGTGTGGCCGATGTGACAGGCGTGGGAGTGAAGACGATTTACAAATATTTGCCAGTACAATATGGCGATAAAAAATCCCCTTGAGCAGGCACACTCAAGGGGAAAATACTACATAACATCATTGCTGTGTGCGTCTTTGCGCTCATCTATCTTCTAAGAAGATGCCTAAAGCTTCCAGATATTTCTGGTCTGAGCAGTTAAAACATCGGATCGGCGGCCTATGTGATAGGAGGGAGTGAAGACGATTTATAAATATTTACCAGCCGGTTAAGTTTGCTCACCTGCGAACCGTATGCAAGAGATCGCAGGTGAGCAATTTGCTATGAAGGCATTGCCATAGCTGAAAAATTTTAACCGCACCCTGTTTGTAAAACCATCAAACAGCTAAGGCCTGAAAACACTTTAAGACTTACCTTACTCGTTACATCAATGTGTTACGGCAATGACATAAATTGATAGCCAGAGCCTATATTGATATGTCGCCCTGTTAAAACTACTGTATATAAAAACAGTATTAATGTGAGCGAGACTATTATGCAGTTCTACACTCCCGTTGAGTTACGTCAGATCATGCTGCTCCCGTTGTACAGCGACCTTGTGCAATGTGGTTTTCCAAGTCCTGCACAGGATTATGTTGAGCAACGCATCGATCTGAACGAGTTGCTCGTTAACCACCCCAGTGCGACGTATTTTGTCAAAGCCGCGGGCGACAGTATGAAAGACGCCGGCATAGGGGAGGGTGATCTTCTTGTTGTGGATAGCTCAAGGACAGCAGTTCATGGCGATATCGTTATCGCTGCAGTGGATGGGGAATTCACCGTTAAGAAGCTGCAGCTGCATCCGCGGGTTCAGCTTAACCCAATGAACCCTGCATATTCGCCGATAGTCGTCGATAGCGAGGATACTCTCGATGTGTTCGGGGTGGTTACGTACATCATTAAATCGGCTGGCTGAAATGTTTGCACTTTGCGATGTGAACTCATTTTACGCATCGTGCGAGACCGTATTTCGTCCTGACCTGAAGGGGCGGCCGGTGGTCGTCCTGTCAAACAACGACGGCTGCGTGATCGCCCGTTCGCAAGAGGCTAAGCCCTTCGTCAAAATGGGTGAGCCTTATTTCAAGCAAAAGGACATGTTTCGCCGGCACGGTATTATCGCGTTTAGCAGCAACTATGAGCTTTATGCCGATATGTCCAACCGAGTGATGACAACGCTGGAGGAACTCTCTCCACGCTGCGAAATTTACAGTATTGATGAGGCATTTTGCGATCTGACTGGTGTGCGTAACTGTCGCGATCTTACCGACTTTGGCAGGGAAATTCGCGAGACGGTACTGCGCAGGACACACCTTACTGTCGGAGTGGGCATCGCCCAGACTAAAACCCTGGCGAAGCTGGCCAATCATGCTGCGAAACAGTGGCAGCGGCAGACCGGAGGAGTGGTGGATCTGTCTAATCAGGAAAGGCAGAGGAAGTTGATGGCTTTGCTTCCGGTGGATGAGGTCTGGGGAGTCGGGCGCCGCCTCAGTAAAAAACTGGAGGCAATGGGCATTAAAACAGTGCTTCAACTGGCGGATACAGATATCAGGTTTATCCGGAAGCATTTTAATGTGGTTCTGGAAAGAACAGTACGTGAGCTGCGTGGCGAGCCATGCCTTGGTCTTGAAGAATTCGCGCCGGTAAAGCAGGAAATTGTGTGCAGCCGTTCTTTCGGTGGCCGCATCACTGAATATCATGAAATGCGACAGGCGATATGCAGCTATGCATCGCGCGCAGCCGAGAAACTTCGCGGCGAGCATCAGTACTGCCGGTTTATCTCCGCTTTTGTCAAAACCAGCCCCTTTGCGCTCAACGAGCCATATTACGGCAACAGCGCATCTGTAAAGCTGCTTACGCCAACCCAGGATAGCCGGGACATAATTACCGCGGCGACGAAATGCCTCGATGTAATCTGGCGAGACGGACATCGCTACCAAAAAGCAGGGGTGATGCTTGGGGATTTCTACAGCCAGGGCGTTGCGCAGCTCAACCTCTTCGACGACAACGCACCACGGAAAAATAGCGAGAAACTGATGGAAGTTCTCGACCATCTCAACGCAAAGGATGGCAGGGGGACACTGTATTTTGCAGGGCAGGGGATCCAGACTGCCTGGCAGATGAAGCGGGAAATGCTTTCGCCTCGCTATACTACGAGGTTCTGTGACCTGCTCAAAGTTAGATGATTAGGCCATTAACGGTAGTGGTTATGCTGCTACAACAGTCCGCTTAGAGCGAAGAGCCAAGTTCCGCTTATGGCACATTCCGGACGTCATTAAAGCTACAGGCTTTTGATAGCCTCAATCAATTCAGGTCCCTGATTCTTCACGTTACCCACCGCGCGTGAAACTGGGCGCCATGTGAAATGGTCTGCTGACAGAGCGCCATCTGCAATTATTTTCTCTGCCTCCTTCCCTGCGATATCCCGCCTCATCCATTCGCGTGCTGCCTCCGGTGACAAAACCAGTGGCCGGCGGTCGTGAATATCTATCAGCCCTTTATCTGCTGCTGCGGTGACAATCAGAAAGCCTTCGGCTTCGTCTCCACGTTCAAATGGTGTACTCCCGATTGCCGCCATGAATATCGGCTGGCCATCGGCTCGATGGATAAAGTAGGGCTGCTTCTTGTCGCCTTCTTTTTTCCATTCGAACCATCCATCAGCAAAGCAGATCGCCCGGCCATGTTGCCAGAGAGGTTTAAACATTCTGCTAGCGGCTGCCGTTTCGACGCGTGCGTTAATCAGAGGCGGTTTATCCCACCACCCGGGTGCGTAACCCCAGTGAACCGGATCGAGGTGCAGTTGTTCGTCTCGTTCGCTCAGGAGCAAAACTTTAGTCCCCGGCGCCACGTTGTAACGCCCAATCGGCTCAGGGTCGTATGCGATGTCGCGCTCAGCTTCTTCTGCAAGATAAGCCAGGTATTCTTCGCGTGTCTGTGATTGGGCAAATCGTCCGCACACTTATCGATGTTGTACTTTTCTTTTTTACTGATTTCTTGGTTTTGCAGCATGTAATAGTGGCTCAATTCATAGTGTGGCATCAGAAGAGCACGCATTCTGCCAGCCGCTGAACAACGTGGCGCTGGCGCGTAGCAATTATTGAGGTTTGACAGGCAACCGTGGCGTGTATGGTACGGATTCAGGGGCGGAATGTCAGCATCTTTCCGGCACTTTCGGCAGCGAGCAGCCAGGCGGGGGCGGCTGATGCGGAAATAAAAAGCCCGCCGGGCGGCGGGCTGCGGCGTTAGCGGACCACCAGTACCGAGCACTCGGCGTGACGAACCACCGCGGCGGCGTTGGAGCCCAGCAGATAAGTTGTGATATCCGGTCGGTGCGAAGCGATGATCACCAGGTCGGCTGGCAGCGACTTGGCCAGCGCAAGGATTTTATCTTTTGGCGATCCTTCCGCGACGTGAAAATGCATCCGGTCTTCCGGGATGGAGAACTGCTTCGCGATCTCTTTCAATTGCGTTTCAGAACCCTCACGCAGCTCGTCCATGCCGGGAAGCTCAGCGGTATAGGCCATTCCCAGTGAGGCATAATAGGGCAGAGAAGGGATCACGGTGAGGAAATGCACCTCGGCGTCGTCAATCCGCGCTTCCGATTCAACGTGACTGATAATGCGTTCAGTAAATTCTTTATCAGAAATATCGATAGGGACAAGAATCATTCTGCTCATAAAACCTCCTGTTTAAGTATCCCTTCATATTGTACGGTATTAGGGCACGTTTTGTATCATGACCGCAGTCACACTTTGACATTAACGTAGCTTGCGTTCGGGAAATTTTCCTTTGATCACCCCGTCATAATACCGGCCTTTTGACACCACCTGTAAAAAATCATGAAAAATACGCGGTGGGACCCCGGTATATTGTAATGGCGGCTGGTGATAGAAATAGATTTCCAGTGTGGCGGAGGCGTCATCGTAGGCGACGGAGATAATTCGGGAAGATTTAACCGGATGGTGGTGCATGATGGACGTCCTCGGGCAAGCACTGACTGGCCATGACTATATCATTAAACGGACGGCTATTTTAGTCCGCGAGATATAGCGTTTTGTTTTATCTGCAGCGAGGCGGGTGGGGGAAAGCCCGCCGGAACCGGCGGGCAGGCGCATCAGAACTGGTAAACCAGGCCCAGGGCGACGATGTTATCGGTAGAGATACCGTTGTCTTCGTAGAATTTGTCGTTACCATCCAGCAGGTTGATTTTGTAATCAACATAGGTGGACATATTACGGTTGAAGTAATAGGTCGCGCCAACGTCCATATATTTGACCAGATCTTTATCGGCATAGCGGCCGTTATTGTACAGATCTTTGCCTTTGGACTGCAGGTAGGAGATGGCCGGACGCAGGCCGAAGTCGAACTGATACTGCGCGGTGACTTCGAAGTTTTGCGTTTTATTGGCCACGCCGTCATTGCCGTACGGGGTCATATTGCGGGTTTCAGAGTACATGGTCGCCAGGTAGATATCGTTGGCGTCGTACTTCAGGCCGGCGGTCCAGGCTTCCGCTTTATCGCCGCGCGCGTTGGTTTGGGTCATCTGATCGTTAGTACGGTCAGACGAGGTGTAAGCTGCCGCCGCGCTGATGCCCAT